ATGAAAAAATATGGAGTAAGCAGTAAATATAATTTTGGAACCTGGGAACACATTGTGTATGGTCCATTTGCATCTGATGACGAAGCACAGGAATGGTTGAACACAAAAGAATATGATTTCCGCGAGCGTGAAATCATGAATAAGACTTCCGCAATCAAGTTGGCGGGCAAAAAAGCGGTTAATAATGCAATCAGCTTTTTTGCATGGTAAGGACTATAAGGGCTTGCCAGGTGTGTGGTAAGCCCTTTTATGGAAGTAAGGATAACCACTATTGTCCAGACTGCGCAAAGACCAAAAAGCTTGATACTGTTGTGCGGATAAGGACGTGCCAGGACTGTGGTATTGAATTTTCCGGAGGTCCGAGGGCAAAACGCTGCCCCAATTGCGCATATATCGCAAAAAGCCGTCGTAAACGCAAGCCGGCCGCGCGACCGATCGGAAGCACTGATAGATGTGTCGTGTGTGGAAAAGAATATACTGTCAATTCCGGAAGGCAAAAATATTGTTCGGGATCCTGTCAAAGAAAAAGCCTCCTGGAATGGCAAAAGGAGCATAAGAAAGGCTATTATAAATCTTCCGGGCAAGATATCAAAAAGCAAGACAGACGCAATAAAACACAAAAAATTTGCACTTATTGTCTACGTCCTTTTACAACAAATACATCGTCAAATTTTTGCTCTGATTATTGCCGCGCAGAGCAAAAAAAATTACAACAATGTTTATACGATATAAAAAGAGGTCATAATAGGGATTTCAAAAAATACGAAAACAAAAGAAACAAATACAGAAAGGAAGTGAAAGGAAGTGACGGATAAATTATTTTATAAATTGTGGACAGACGCGATAGCGCAACCCGATAGAGAAATGTATATTTCCGAGTATGGTTACCCGGAATGGTTTAACGAAATAAGTGATGATGCAGCTGAAATTACTTCTGTTTTGTGTAATATCCATGATGCAGCACATATGAGTGTCAGGGAAATTATAAAAGAATTTGGTCTTACGCAAGCTGCATTTGCAGAGAAGTTTTGCATACCCCTGCGCACCGTGGAAGACTGGGTCAGGGGGAAAAGCAAGTGTGCTGATTATTATAGGCTCATGCTTATGCAGTTTTTAGGCGTGATTCGGCGGTAGGTATCAAACCCTACCGCCCTTTTTTGATTTCTCCGGATCATATAATCTTTATTTCTTAACCTTGCCATCGGCATCGAATTCACACTTTTCCCCGCCGATCTCTAATACTTCGCCGCTTGCCATCCTGCCGTCATCCTTGAGATAGTATCCGCCCTGCCAGTGATTGCGCATCATACTGCCGATCGGCTGACAGTTGTTGTCCTCATTATAATAATACCAACTGCCTTTACGCTTGATCCACCCCTTTAACATTGCGCCGGAATCCTGCAGGTGGTACGTATGGTTCCCGTCTTTCATCTCCCCGGTCGCCATGGCTCCTTCCGGAAGATCGTCGCTGCTTTTACTCAGATAATACCAGTTCCCTCCGACTTCCTGCCATCCTGTCAGCATTTCCCCGGTGTCCTGTTTCAGATAATACCATCTGCCGTCTACTTTCTGCCATCCTGTAGCCATACGGCAGTCAGACTTGAGATAATACCACTTATTCTTGTATCGGATCCACTGCCCAGACAGCGCATACCCCTGCTCATCAAAATAATACCAGGCATCCAGTTTCAACCAACAAGACTTAGGATATGATCCGTTCGCATTCCGGTACCACCATCCTTTTTCATCCTTCACCCATCCGGAATAAGGGTTGTTCATCCGTCCCGCCACAAGATCGTTGAACGGGAACTTATTACCTGGGCATCCGGTAGCCATCAGGTCACGGTGTCCATATACTTTACTGATTCCGTATTTGTTCTTGAGATACTGTATCAATTCAATCCCGGCATTCTTCTGTGCCGCCCCCATGGTTTCCGCATCAAAATTCCCTTCAAAGCAGATCCCTATAGAATCAAAATTCGAACCGCTCGCATGTGCCCCCTGCGTATGCTCAGGTCTTCCCCGTTCAATGGTTCCATTCTTCCTTACCACAAAATGATAGCCGATTCCCGCCCATCCATTTCCTTTATGCCAGAGATGGATCGTCGCGGCTCCGCATTCACTGGCGGCGGCATGGTGTAATACGATGCGGTTAGTGCGGGATCGCTTCGATAAGCTGCTGAATTGTAAGTTCGTTTCTATGATATTCATATATTTTGTCTCCTTCCTTCCGGCATCTATGCCGGCACAACAAAGGAGAGCCTGTTCTAATTCTCAGACTCTCCAAATTTTACATTGCAATCTCATTCTTTATTTTTTAGCCGGTAAACTCCCATCCTTATCCAGGAGGTTCCGCATCATCTCATACAATCCCGTACTGGCAAGCCCTGAAACCATCCCGCCAAGCACTACCGCGGCATTGATGCCCGCCTCCAGGTTGATCAGGATATTGACGATACTGCCCATCGTCAGTGCCGCCAGTGGGATATACTTGTTCGGGAACCACACAAACGCCGTTTTAAGGGCATAGCCCACGCACAGGCAGATCCCCAAGGTTAATAAGTTCACATAATCAAATAAATACGTAAGATCCATCTTCTTTACCTTCCTTTCATTACTTCCTAATTTCCAGTTCTAATATCTCCTTATACATCTCGGTCACCATGCCGTTCCCGCCAAGCTCATGGTATGCCTCATACATTTCGATACAATTTTCCAAGGCATAGGACGGGATATGCCCTAACGCCACATACCTGTCATGGTACTCGATCAGCTGCACCCTAAGGAGCAGCATGGTTCCTTTCCCGTTCGCATCACGGTCCCTCTTCTGCCGTTTCAGTAACCATACTATGTAACCTAAGACCACCGGCAGAACCATAGCATATGTTTCCGTCAGGAAACGTCCCATTGGGATCACCTCCTCTCCTACTCAAGTCTCCTTCACCAAATTTACTTCGTTCTTTTCCACATATAACACGTAATATATGGCTGCAGGTTATTAACCGCACTGCTAAGTCTGGCATCCGTACCCGGTGCAGATTCTGATGTACCCGGTGACTGATAATTCGTATACGGCGATGATTCTGATGTACCTGGTGACGCTTCACTTGTATAGCCAAGCCTTGTTTGGTTTGTGGCAGTATTAGATGACGGCGACCACGACCAACCCGTTAGAGGTGCACTTTTGACTATATCTCCCCATATATCATGCGTATAATAGCTATTATTATCATATCCCGTCGGAGCAATATGTTTATGACTGTCTACCGTATGGGAATGCGCATTCACCAGATGCCTGTGGTTATTTACTGTATGCGTGTGACCATTCACCGTATGGGAATGGTTCAGGTTCACACTTTTTGCTCCCCCGGTTTTCTCAACAGCATCAAATTCCGTCTCGCTCGTATTCACACCGACCGGGACCTTCCCCGCTCCCCATGCTACCCAGGTTGTACCTTCAAAAAATGTTGATGGGTTCGTATTTTTAACAGACATATAGATCGATCCGACCGGATAGATCGCATCAAACGAGCTGACCGAGCTACTATTCTTTATTTCATTTATTTGTTCCTGGAGACTTTTTGTTACTCCAGATAAATATCCCAACTCAATATCCGATACACTACTTGACGCAATCTTACCGTCTGCATCTGAGACCAGCGCCTTACCTGCCTCCAAATTTCTCCCGATCAGAGACCCTAACGCCCCCTCGGATATATCCGTGATCACCTTCCTGATTTTCCCAAATATCACAGAAAGCGCATCCGTCTTCTCTATATTCTCCCTCTTCTGCGCTTCTTCGAAATCCACCGTGACCGTATCAATATTATCAATTTCACCAGTCTTCCCTTGCGGGATCGTAAAATCCAGGATGACCTCACTGTCATCCCCCACATTCTCTACCTTTGCCGGGGTTCCCGGTTCTCCCGTAGTCACCGCATTAACTCTTATCGTAGCTGCGGGGCCTGCCGGGCCAACCGGTCCTATAAATTCCCCGTTCTCCAACTTCCCATTAATCAGATCCACTGCATCATTCGCTCTCTGCGATGCCTGGGCAGCTTCTTCCGTTGCTTCGCTTAGCTTTCCCATGTATTCCCCGAAGAAACCGTCCTCATTCTTACTCTGCTCAGCATCCCCTTCCGTATAATTAGGCAGGACATCCACAGTCTGCATGAACGTCACCAAGACCTTCTCCCCGCTTACCACCTGGATCTGCAGATAACTACGCCCCAACTCCACAAACATCTGCGATGTAACATCCACTGTAACACAATTCCCCACAACCTCCGCCTGGGCATATACCGCTTTTCCTGACGGCTTCTGGACATATACACGAGCTTCTGCATCCTCCGGGATTGTAAAATCACAGAAACGGAATACAAGCGGTATCGCATTCGTTGCCCTGGTATAAGATATGGGATTATCTATCGACTTTCGCTTTACTAATATCTCCCGCTCTATGCTCTTCATCCTCCACACCCTCTTCCATCTCAACATTTTCTTTTTCAGCTTTACCCATTCTCTTTTCTCCCGGTTCTCTGGCTTTTTCCCCATATCCGCTTACATAAGTTGTAGGACAATTGAATGCCGCTGCCTCATAAACTTTCATTATCCCTTCCTCCTTGTCAAAAATTCTGCCTGCGGTCTTTACAGTCTGCAATACATCCTTTCTTTACTGTGACATCTGACCACTGTATCCAGTCTATGGCTCCATTACTCCAACCTAATCCACTCATAAAAGTCATTGTCCCTTCAAGGAGCGTATGCGGTGGGATATCCTTAATAAGCCCGTTTTCCACTTCAATACTCACCCCTCCGGCAAGGAAATTTCCGCTAACAGTATTTCTCAGCCACGGTGTTGCATCCATATTGTTACTATCATATTCAAATACCTGTGTTACCCCATAATCATCTTCTTCACCAGTCCTAACCCCTAACCATAGTACATCTCCTTTGTCACACCACATTTCAACACCACGGCGTCCATCTATTTTTCTTCTTACAGCCCCTACGCTTCCAACATAATCTCCATTCGATTCCCATGCATAGAACCGTATCATATTATTTAAAATTTCAACCGACTTATAACCATTCGTGGCAAACTGCCTGAATACTCCCGATAACTGCATCTCCCCTGTATCAAGATTCCAAAACGACCGCCCTGTCTTATCAACCAGAATTCCTCCAATCAACGTATCAACATATCCACCCTTCGCCGTAAATGCCGTCGTCCAATCCCAATCCCGGCCGTCTGCCGTCCGCCTGTCCGCAATCTGGAATCCCTGCGTCCCAATCGACATCGCCCCATAATTCGGCGAAGAACGATCCAGGTCCTCGAACAGGATCGCCCTTACATCCTGGCGCTGTGCAACATTCTTCTGGTATCTTAACTGCGTATTGATCGCATTCAATACCCCCTGCACCCTCTCCGCCACAACCGTATTATGTGGTCCCATGATCTTCTTCACCGCCGTCAGGGCCGTTGATAACTCCGTAAAATAATCATACTTGAATTCCCCAAGCACAACCGTCCCCGGAATATCCCGCACACAATCCCATTCAAGCTCTACAACCCTTGCTTCCGTCATAATATCCAGTTTTGTGTTGTAGCAACGGACCGTATCGCCAAGCCCCACTTTCTCCAGATCCTCATATTCCCTGTACTCTTCACACTTTGACAGGTCTGCCATATCAACAGTTACCGTCACCCTGGGAAGATCTGCACCATTAGAATACATAACATTGCATCGGCGCACCAGTTCCTCCCGAAGCTCTTCCAGTGTAGAAAAAGCCTCTTCATCTCCACTGGCATCCTCTAGCAGCTTTACATCATCAAATTTTACTTCTTTTGTATATACCTTCGCATACTTCCCGATATTCGGCGAATCCACCCACGGTGAATCCCCTTCCAATGTATACCCATTATAAGATACCGGCACAATCCGCGTAATAACCTCAGACAGGTCAACCTGATATTCCATGCCCATCAGGTTCTTCCCATACCGCACCTCAACCCCATAGTCACCGCCTACGCGCTCATTAATAATTACTTTATAATTATCATAGAGCATCTCGCCTCCCCAACGGCTGATGAAAGACGGATCCTCTTCCCCATTGATCGCAGACATCAGGTTCCGCCTGACAAAATACGCTGTAGAACCCGATACGATATCCGATTCCCCACTATACCTGCTTCCCGCAGTCATAATATCCAACGCTTCCTGCCCGGTCTTCATCGTCGGTCTTACATCCATGAGTAAACAATCATCCGCCGAATCAAAAAAAATAGGATAAGCAATCGCCGTAATTCCCGTATTCATTTTGCATATCTTATTAATACGGAATAATTGCTTCCCGCTTTGAAATGTCGGCGCCGCAATTACCCCGCCCTCTTCCAGATACCTCCATCGTTCTTCCCTGTCAAGCGGATGCGAAAGTTCCAACTGCCACGCACCATTTAACTTTACCGACAACTTACAGGACGTTGGGATAAGTACCGAATCCCCATTCATATTAAAATCCGGATTTTTTGCCAGATAAGCCTGTATCACCTATAAGCACCTCCATCTCGGAATCACTTCCACCTCAAAACCTTCCGTAACCCCTATTACATTTTCTCCAGGCTGCAAGTACAGATCTTCATACTTTCCCTTTACAGACGTATTCATAAGCTTTCCATCCGTACGGTATGCAATCTGCAGCTCCGTATCCACCGTAATATTCTGACCCACATTCATTACCAGATCTTTTCCATTAACAGTAAGTGTACATACGCCTTCGCCCTTTATCACATAAACCGGATGCGCTATTTCGTATGCATTATAACTGACCTCTTCGCAAGAATAACTTAACCCTCCTTCTTTCAAATACTGATACCCATAACACGTAAAAACAACCGTGAACTTTCCAATCTCATAGCACACTCTTTCCGCTTCCGGTATAACAACCTTTTTAGCCAAATAAAAATAATCCGCATCATCTCCAAATATTAATCTATGTTGACCCTTTTGCATCAGCCAACCCTTCGCCTTCCTCCAATACCCAAACCACTCATCATGCCGTCCCATGAAATTCATCTCAACAGATATTTCAATATCTTTCACCGTGCCCTCATCAACATAGAGTTTCCCGTCCCTTCCCGGAATCTCAATCTCCAAATAATTCCTCTCCGGGGACGGGATAGAAGGCCGCTTCACAATGTAGATATTATGTTCCGACGCACTGAAACCCGCATATTCCATGTCATACACCCACATCCCTATTCCCCTCTCGCCTTCCTGTTTCCATATTGTTTCATTGAAATCCCACTCCCCGCCGTCTCCACGATATAAGCATCAAATTCCCTATTTCCGACATATACATTGACATTCGGCGCTAATTTCAATTCTGTTACCCCGCTATAATCAGGCGCATCCGCACTTAAGATCCTATCCATGATATCCTCAAGATTCCGGTAGAACGAATCCAACGGAAGCACAGCTTCTCGCCCTGCTTCCCCACCTCCAAGAAGTTTCCCTCCAAGGCTTCCGAAGATCTGGGCGCCCGATAGAATACCACCCTTTTTATTCCATTTAACCGAAATTTTAGGAACCCTGGGCGGCGTGATCGAAAAACTTCCACTGATAGAAAAACGAGGAAGCTTAATCTTTGGTATCTGTATCTCCGGAAGCTTAAGCTTTAAATTACGGAAAAAACCACTGATTTTCTCTATACCTGATCCTACGGCATCTTTTGCACTCTCAATTTTATTTTTAAACGCATCACGTACTGCATCCAACTTACCGCCCGTCAGTGCATTAATGTAATCTAATTTTGCCGTAAATACTTCACTTACTGCTTGCATACATCCGCTTGCAATCCCTTTTATACCTCCGCCCGCTTCATCATATGCATTCTTCACATTTTCCAACTTTTCCCGTGTCACACTCCTGATCGCCTCAGTCTTTTGCGCAATAATATTACGTGCTCCTTCGAATTTTTCTGCAGCTGAATTTTGTAACTCTTGTAATCGGTCAGAAGCCGACTGCTTCATGTCCTGGAATTTTTCACTCACATTCTCCTTCATTTCCGTCACTTTTCCAGTCACCTTTTCTTTCACTTCACCGACCTTTTCTCCTAATCCGCCGAAAAATCCTTTTATTCCTTCTATTGCGCTACCAACGTGCCCGCTGAGCCAATCCACAATATCGCCCCAATTCTTGATGATAGCTATGATACCAACAATTGCGGCGGCAATACCCGCTATGACTGCAATTACCGGCGCTGCTGCCGCCAACGCACTGGCAATCGCCGGTATAATAGTCCCTGTGATCGCCGTTCCGACCGTTGCCAACGCACTACCAATCCCTATAGATTTTAGCGCTGCCAGTATTGGTGCAATCTTTGATATCCCCGCCAATATCCCTGCAATGGCAAGAATGACCGTCTGTAGCGGCGCCGGCAACTCCGAAAATTTTCCGACTACCCCTGCAACTGTTTCCGCCGCCGGTGCCGCCGATTCGAGAACGCTTGCTATAGATTCTCCCAATGGCACGAAAGCATCTTGTATCTTACGAAGAGCCGCCTGCATATTCTGTGATGATGTGGTTGTATTCTCCCCGAATTCTGCCGCCTTTCCACTAACATCTGTATAACTGTCTCCAACCGATGTCAATGCCGATACTACCTTGATCCCTCCATCTTCCGCTATTGTTCCAAACGCCGTGCTTGCCAGATTCATCGCTTCCTGTTGGTTCGTACAATTAGCAATATCCGCAACAATCGAATCAATAACTTCCTTCTGTGTTGCCCCTCCATTCTGCCACGCCGCAAAGACTTCCTGCGTCTTCCCACTGAAAGAACCAAGAGCCTCACCTATTGTTCCGTCTCCCAAACGTGTTGTCACTTCATTGATTGCATCGTTCACTTTATCCAGGTTATACGCTCCTGCATCCAGTCCATTCTGCAGCACTTGGAAATATTCCGTCGCCGAATATCCCGCCTCAGAAAATTTTCCGGAATACTCCGCCAGATTATCACCCAATTCATTCGTCTTATCTAACCCTTTTTGTGTTCCGGCAATCAGGAGATCCATTGCTGCTGTCGCATCCATTCCAAAACGCTGCATCAGGGAATTGATACCTCTTACACTTTCCGCCATATCAATCCCATATGTATCTTCCAGGATCAATCCTTGTGATACGATATTATTCATGTCCGTTTCATTCAACCCTGTCAGGTTATCTTTGACCAGAATTACCGCATTTGCCACAGAATCCAGGGAATCTCCAAGTCCACTCTCATAGACGCTTTTAATCAGCTTTTCATTCGCCTTCGCCGCTTCCCCGGTTTCCCCGAACCTGGCATTTACTTTGACTACGGCATCTTCCACGCTCTGGAATGATTGTACGGCTTTCCCGCCCATATCAACAATCTTATCGCCTATACCGCTTAAACTCTCCGCCGCTTGCATAAGCGCGCCATTCCCGACATTCTGCGCAATATCATCCAGCCGGTTGCCTGCCTCATCTGCCGCATCCCCAAGATTACGAAGCCCCGTCTCGGTATCCCGCGTCCCTGCCTCCATCTCATCAAGAGCGTTCTGGTTCGCATGGATGGAATTCTCAAGCCGGTTCATATAACCTTCGGTTTCATTCATTGCCACCCTGAGCCTCGACACGCTCTCTGCCTGCCGGTTATACGCCGTCTCCGCTCTTGCCGCTTCCGCAGATGCCTCGCCATTCTCATTTTTCGCCTTCTGATATGCCTCTGCAAGATCATTAAGTTTCTCAACTTCTTTCCTGTACTGCTTTTCCAGGAGCTCAGATTTCTGTTTCTGTGTATCATACTGCTTCTGCAACGTCTTTGTTTTGGCGATCAGCGCTTCCTGACTACTGGCATTCTCTGAGAATTTATTGGTCAGAGCCTTCATTTCCGAACCATACTCTTTCAATTTATTATTAATTGACTTAAGCTGATTATTGAATTCTGGCTCCCCCTGTACCCCTATTCTCGGTCCTATATCATATCCCATTCCATCACCTCAATTCCCTCGGTATGCTTCCTCCGTTATTTACATTCTTCCTGATATCAACAAGCCCTTCGCTCGCCATATACAGATCTATCAGATCAGACAACTCACCTTGCGGCATACAGGCATATTCCAAGGGCCTTAAGCCAAGCTTCTGCCCCCATAAAGAAAGCCAGGCAAGCGTATTTACGCCTGCCCGGCTTCTTCTTTTCCCTTCGTTACGATCTCTTTTGCTTCAATTTCTTTCTTCTGGCTTCCATTAACACATTCTGCAATCTTATCCGACAGATAATCCAAATCACCGATTCCCACAGCAATTTCAAGCGCTTCCCTTGGCAAAGGCGTCCATTTCCCGTCTATTACAGGATCCGTGTCATTTACCGGAACATCCTTCTCAAAATAGTTCTTATAAGCGCAGCCTTGAGAAATCAGCAATTCTAATAGACCCACAACCTCATCTATAGTCTTGTCCGTCGTTCCGCCACTTCCGTTTATACTTTCTAACATCTTCTCAATATTACCATGCTTTTGCGCAACTTTTTTCGCTGCCATTAAAGAGAAAGACATTGGATAATACTTTCCTACGATTTCCACGCTCACTATTCTGTTCATACCTTACCCTATCCCTTCTGTTTTATTCTCTTCCGGAACTGTTCCTCCCGTATCCTCTTCTTTCGGAGAAAGTACCGCCTTGATATATTCCTCCGCCTCAGCCTCCGTATCGTAGAGTTCTTCCGGGCTGATCTGCCATGGATGATTATAATTTTCATCCGCCTGGTCGGAGCGCATCACCTTCGCCGTAACCTCCCTGGTCTTCCACTCAATCTCATTCCCTCTCGTGGTTGCCGCATTTCCCGGTACGTTAAACTTAATCTTCGGAAATATGATCGGAAGGTACTTTGTAATACCGTCAATCTCATGCTCTTCAATAATTCCGAATCCAAGATCTGGCTGTCTCAGGTTATCGTCATATACAACATCCGTAACTTCTTTTCCTGCCACTGTCCTTGTCACCGTCCTTAATCCAATGATCTTTTTCGACAAAGACGGCGTTAAATCCGCTGTTTTTAATGTCAGGCTTCCGCTTGCAAACTTCCCTGCCGCCGATTCCTTTATATTATTATCCGCATAAAGATCATTATCACTCGCTATTTTCGCTTCGAATGAATACTCCACCGCATAGTCCGCCGTATAAGGCTCCGAATACGTAACAACATTTCCATTTACCTGATAGGTAGAACATATTGGTTTAGATAATCCTTTAATCGCCATATTTCTCTCTTCCTCCTGTTATCTCATAATCTCCTTACATGCTTGGTCGATTACCTCTCCCATTGCCTGTACGCTTCTCTTTCTGCTCTTATTCACCGCTTTTCTGATTACTGGCGTCTTCTTCCTAAAAGACGTCCCGCTCTCCACAGAACGCATCAGAAGCGCATTCGGCAGTCCCTTTGGGTATTTTTTACTCGGAGTCCTTCCATACCCGTCGAATCCTGCCTTCGTCTGTATATAGCCGTCCCTGTCCTCAATAGGCGCCAGTCCAAATGCATCAATCAAATCCGCTTTCTGCCTGTTCGTCACACCCTCCACCGGATGATCCGGAGTCCCCCTCTCATTACTGGTCGGAATACTCCTAAGCCCGCTCTTGATAGAATCCGCTACTTCGGACGCCCCTGCATACACTGCTTCCTTCATAATCTTCTCACTGTCTTTCCACAACGCTCCCAGACGGTTGGCATACTCTTCCAACCCTCTCACCGTAATCTTCGCCATCACGAAACCTCCCACAGCCACTCATAATGTATAAAACCCGTTTCTTCTTCATGCTGCACAGAATTCAACTGATACGCGACGCCTTCCGCATCTCTCAGCGCCTTCTGGATTTCATCCACCCTTTCGTCACCATCTGTTTTTGTGAAATAATCAACAGTTCCCTGGATCGCCTGGATCGCCTTCCTGTTATCCGCATGGACAGATTCCGCTTCCCTATCCTCCGCCCACACAATATATCTGTCCTCCGCGTTCAACGCTTCGTAGTGCCCTACATTATCCGTAACCGCCAGAAGCGCGTCGCGAACCTTACATATCTTCTGGAACAACATACTCTTTCTCTAGCCTTTCCAATGTAATCTTGGTGATTCTCAATCCCTCTTCATCCTTCATATGTTGGACAAAACTACACTCATACTGTCTCTTATCCTCCAATATACAGATATCTTTCCCCGTCACCTCTCTGTCTTCCCATATACGCACCAGATCGGTGACCTTACTATTCGCCTGCATAGCCGTATAATACCGCTGTATGCCAACCGTCTCAAACGCAAAGAAATGTTCGCTCTTGAATTTCAGCCCATACACCGGCTTCATTCCCGGCTCCGCCACATTCTCCACGCTATATACCTTTAAGATTCCATCATCAAGAGTCATCTTTCACCACCGCTTCACCTGCCTTCTGGCTGAATAACAGATTATTTAATTCATATCTTAAGTATCTCGGCATTCCTGTCTCAGTCCCGGCACGCTTCCGGTAAAGATAGGCAGCATAATGGACTGCTGCCATCCCTGTTTCAATATCTTCACCATTCTCCGGTATCTTAATTCCTTCCCGGGCCATCCTTGACTTCGCCAGGTCCAACAATATCTTCAGATACTCATCATTGGCATTCGTAACCATCTGCAGATCCTTTTTAAGTATCGTAAGCTTTAATTTATCATCCATCCGGATTCACACCCTATTCTTTTACGCATTCGCCTTGTCTTCTGGGAAATCCACCGTAGTCTCCGGCGCCGTCGCTGTAATACTCATAAGCCCAAACGCCTCCGCAATCACAGGCATACCGTCATAACGCGCCGTTCCCTTGAATACAGTCTGATCTTCCAGGAATCTCACATGTTCCGACTGTCCTAACGTTGTGCCGGCACGTTCCGCAAGCAGATACATGTCAAGATATCCGAATGCAATATTATCATCAGGAATGAAATTCAATTCAATGATTTCCCCTCCCACAATCGGCATCTGAGTTCCGATTCCTGCAACGATCGCCGCATTCATGTTCTTATCCATAGACTGGACCATCAACTTCATATGCGTCTTCTTATTCATAAGCCACACCAAACCGCTCTCCGAATAATCGTTTTCGATTACCCCTGTATTCGTCACGATTTCCTTGAATAGATTCATTCCCGTCGCTCCTGATCCTGTAAGAATATTCGTTGTACTCAGATCTTTCCATTCCCTTGCCGTCTGCAGGTAATTATCTGGCTTTATTGTCTGTGCCAGTCTTGTTACAAATCCTAACGGCATCTTCGTGCCTTTCCCATATACTATTGCTTTATCTAATGCTTTACCGATTGATTTCCCTAACGCATTGATAATCTCGGAAGCAAGATTTACATCATTGTCTTCCAGGATTGCATTGCAAATACCAAAAAAACCGCCAACCTTATATCCATCAACCTCCGCATCGTTGAAAGAAAGATCCATCTCATTCAGTTTTGCACACATCTCCGTCCAGATTGCTTCCGGGATGGATCCCATGATCCGCTGTCTTGCTGTCCCGGCAACAGGGCGCTTCGATACCTTACCGATCAGTTTCGATGTTTCTTCCGCTTTCTGCTTAAGCAGCTCCAACATAACCTCCGGGATAGTCAATCCCGCATTCGTAAGCGCACGCTTCTCCTTGATGCATGTCCTGACTTCGCTTAAAAAGTTCTTCACATCTTCCCTTTCAAAAAAAGCATCCCGTTCCTGCATATTCATTCCAAAAAATCTAGCCCTGTTTTCCATCTTTACTTCTTTGCCCTTCCTCTCTTCATTCTTCGCAGCTTTCCGGCTTCTTTTCTCTTCATCTTCGATTTCTTTCTCCAACTTTTCAATCTCTGATTCCAGATTATTCTTCTCTTCTTCATGCGCTTCTTTTTCCGCTTCGAATTCTTCCGCCTGCTCTTCAACCGCTTCCCGGTCTTCATCGGGCGTCTCCTCCGTCATCTCAGATATTGCAGCTTCAATCTCCGACTCACGTGTCTGGAACTCGGCATCCTTTCCCCTTAGTTCTTTCATTCTCTTCCTGCTTACTTCCAGTTTGTTCCTCAACAATAATGCTTTTAACGCCATCCTTCTTATTCTCCCTTCACTTTTCTAAGCATCCTGCTTTTCCATTCTTCATGCTTCCGCTTCTTTATCTCTTCCAGGTCATCCTTGCGTGCCGTAACACCTGTGTCCTCATAAGCCGGGAAAGTGACCACAGAGACTTCATAGAGCTTTACCTTCTTTATTGTCCAACGTACACAGTCTCCAAGATCTTCAAATTCTTCGTCCAGTATGTCAAATCCGAAGCTGCACTGGTCCACATCCCCGCGTTTCACCCTTTCATATAGATTCAACGCATCCTGATCATTACGGTTAATCTCTACTTCTCCCCACAGTCCCCGGCTGTCTGTCTTCAAGGACAAGGTTCCCGCTTTGGTCCTTCCAAGGACAAGCCTGGTCTCGTGATTAATAAGACAGCGGATATCATCCGATAAGGCGCCTTCGAACGCGGTATCCGCTATATTTTCTACCGCTCCCTGCCATAATTCATATTCCGAATTAAATACGGCGAAGTATCCGCTTATATAGCTTTTTTCTGCTTCATCCCGTGTTTCGAATTTTGACGGTGTCCCCCGTACCTGTCTTTTATCTCTTCCCATCTTCTCACTCACCTCCCTCATCTCCTTGATTCAGCTTTTTCTGGTCGCCAATCATTCCCTTCGGGATGAAATTCTCAAGTATAACCAGTTCATCCAGTCCTTCTCTTGGTGACATTCCAAGCCAATCCCGTACCTCATTCCCTGTCATGATCCCACGTGTATAATTATCATCCCCAACCCTGCTTAATTTCTCTATATCGTATGCATACACAGACCTTACGGAAAATTTAAAGTACATGTTAGGGCTTAACAGCAATTGTCTGGTGAAAGCCTGCTCAATTGCAGTACAGATTCCCCTAACCCTGGTGTTTATGAAGTTATTCCACTCCGTCTCATTATATGTTCCTTCCCCCACTACGAAAGAAGGAACGTCCAATATAGCAGATACCGTCCTTTTATCCAACTTTACGGATTCCGGAAGCGCAATGTCTGTCAGGGATAACGGGCGAATCTGATCAATGGCAAACTGTTCTGCAGGTATCATCCACGGTTCTCCCGCACCTGACGTCTCAAGATAATCTTCCAAAAGTTTTCTTCTTCCTTCTTTACTGGAGAATTCATCCGTTAATCCATCAACTTTTACAATAACAGATGGATGCCACTTGGATTCCATGAATCCATCCTTCGTCTTCATCGCTTGTTTCAACGTCTTCGCAACATCCTTTAATGCTACCTGATAACCAGTTCCCTTCCACGGATAATAGGGATCCGGATTCAGCGCAATATGTACAATATCCTCTGGGCCATACACGATGCCATTTACCATTGCTTGATATCCGTATCCCTCCTGGATGAAAGAAACCGTCCCAGGTGGCATAATTACCAGATCATCTATCAGACCGCCCTTTGTGACAGGTACGATAACCACATTCCCTTTCCCCTCCAGTAACAGAGTCCTTACAAGCACGGACATGAATGTCTTCCGCGTCATATACCGGTTCGGTTCAATATCAACCTTCCTCGACAGTGCGTTCTTTATCCTTACATCTCCATGATCTGTATTCTCAAAAAGTTGGATCGTCATGTTCGAGATCAGATCAGCTATCTTATTGACTGCCGACATGATCTCCGGATTTTCCGATAATCTCGTATACCCACTCCCGCATAACATCTCATAATTCCCCATATCGCACAGGAACGCCCCGCTTGTCCTCTTCTTAGGTTCTGCTCTTACTTTCTTTTTCTTCTTACTCATGATCCCTCCCCAAACCATTGGCTTGCTTTTTGCGATTTTTCCATATCTTTCATCATCTGCTTTGCCGCAATCACATCTGCATCAAACAGATCTATACGCATTGTAGGCTCAACTTTTTCAAACCTTATAAAATCGTCCGAATCTTCTATCGCTTTCACATTTTCAATACAATACTCCGCCGCCTTGCTGTGACAATAGTAATATTTTTGTTCTGTGATCTTGTTCTCAATCTCCCTGAACGCTTCGGTTTTCTCAACATATCGTTGTGACTGGTCACGCACTTTGAATCCTGCCTTCTTCATTTTCAGCACAAATTCCCTGGAATACCGCCTGTCATACCCGACCCACTTAATCCGGAAGCCTAGCTTTCTCATGGAAGCAAACCACTTTACCGGCTCTTCATAATCGATTACCTCTGAATTACACATCGTAAGCCATCCCATCTCTTCCCACCAGAAGAAAGGTATGTTGTCTTCATCTGCTTTCTTATATGCAACTGCTATCGGGATATAGCCGTGCGTAATCGCAATATCAACATCTTTGTACCGCCCATGGATCGCCGTGCCTGTCAGGTCATTCCTTTTCGACAGATCCGCACCTCCATACCACTGTACAGGCAATTTTGCCAATTCTTCTATCGTCCAGTTATATTTTTCATCCGAACTCCTTACTTTCTCCATGTCGAAATATGTCTTAATTGAACTCGTAAATACATTTAATGATTTTTCAAAGAAATCTTTTCTTTGCTGTGGATCGTTCTGCGCCTGCTGTGAATCATTCATCAGGTCTTCGGGTCTTATCGACTCTCCGTATGCCGGGTTCGCTTTCTCATGCGTCACCGGATCCGTATAGTCTATGTATTCTTCCCCTTCTCCCCCCTTCACCGGATCCGCTTCACAGATAAATACAAAATATTGTTCATCCCGGATCTCTCCATCCAGTACCTTCTTGCAGTATTTGACCCTCTTTGCCAGGAAACTGTTGGGATCATCGCCCGCCGTAGAGATGCCTATCATCAATTTATTGGTATACGCTTTCATTGCCTCTTTAAAAAGATTGTATTGTTTCGGCTTTTTAAATGCGTGCATTTCATCCGCAATAGCAATATTGCAGTTAAATGAATCCTGCGCATCGGGATTTGCCGCCAGGGCATTCAACTCGATAAACCCACCGCCGATCTCTGCACTGATAGAATGTTCGTTATTATTATCTATGATGTGGAAATGACCGCCGTCCTCATCCTCTTCCCCCATGTTCCGGATATTATATTTTACAAAGTCGAATGTTTCCAAAGTCTGTTTTAACGCCGCTGCCACAACATAGATTTTTGATCCTGACATCCGGTAGAACAAACCCAGGGAATATGCCAGGGCGCCTGCAAAAGAGGTCTTTACATTTTTTCTTGGTATGAAGATCAGCGCTTCATGGAACCGATTAATCTTTGTGCCGCTCAGCTTGAACCCTAACAGATTGTATATAATGAATTTGTGGAAGGGCATTAAAAAAAACGGAGTCCCGCGCAATGAAGTTCCGTCCTTTTTCTCACCTTGTTGGTGACATATTGTATTTTCAATGATTCCGATGCAGAATTCCGCATCTGCGGGGTTAAAATCATAATCTTTGTTCTCCAGGTCCCGCTTAAAACGTTCACATGCTTTTACCCTGTAATTGTTCGCCACAATCTCCCCGCTTAATATCCCATCCACATATCCGAACACATCATCCCAATTCTTATATCTAGCCACTCATGTTCTCCAATGCCTTATCCAGCGCGCTCTTCTTTTTCGGTTCCAGTCCCTTCGCTCTGATCGCCCTTAACCCCTTCGGTGTCAGGCCGAATATATTTTCCAACTCAATCAATTCCCTGCGCATCGTTTCTAACGACAGATAGAGCGCTGTCTTCCTTCTGTTCTTCGCGCCAGACTTATTCGTATATTCTTCTGTTATCTTACATCCTTCTTCATACCACTTTTCATTTAAAATATCATACTGTATCCGCATCTCTGCATATCTTCTTACCGGGGCTTCAAATTCAGGCTTGTATGTTCCAAGTACCTGCATATTTTCTATGGTTTTGTTATATGCCTTTGTTATCTTTATCTTTCTGCTTTTTGCACTTTCCAAACCCCTATCCCCCCTTTTTCAAAAAATGCTCAGATATGGAAACACCTACCCCCCACCAGTAGACCCGTCCGGATTTATTTTTCCCTCAGGCAGGGGGGCATCTCCATCCACCTTTACGCTTCTACTTTTTTTGTTTTCTCCTCCAGTCTACCCCCGGCTTTGTCATCTGCATCAACTGTCTCCCTAACGCTGTCAGTTCTCCTGTCAGGCGGTTCTCAAGCTTATTATGGCTTGCACTTGATACGCTGATCAGATTCCAGTCACACCATGCATACTCAGGATATTCATCAGCCGGATATATATGATGTACCGTGTTCGCTTCTTCTGTCCTCCCGTACATCTTCGCAACCCTGCACACATAACCATCTAACCTCAATATCTTCTTGCGCTTCTTCTTCCATCGGCTTCCATGGTAATCCATCTCATCACCCCATCAAAAGAAGAAGAGACAGCCCGCCATTCATGACTGCTGCCCCTCTCTGTCTCTTCTTCTTTTGTATCTTCTTGCGGCTTATCTTTGTTCTTTGTTTTTCTTTTGTTTTTTTCGACGATATCATAATACCACATAATTTTGTCCTGTGATTACGGCTCTTTTAAAATATTTTTAAATTCTTTGTGACAACAACCAGTAGAATCTTCTCCTTCGGTCATAATACATATCCTTTCCACATGGAATATCTTTCACCTGTTTCAGGTATTTGTACGTTGCATACTCGGTCGTTACTCCCTCAATGATGTACGAATACAGTTCTGGGTCTGCTTCTATCGCCGTCTGCTCTATGGCCTCGCATTTCTCCTGAAGCTTCATTCTCCGGATTACCAAGCGTTCCGTTGCACTTCCCGGTTCTCCACCGCTTCGAGGCCCTTCTGTATTTGCCATTCCCTTCACCGTATCTGTCATGCCGTTCAGTTCATCTATCCATTCACCGTACTGCATACAATAATGATAGAGCTCCAGAAAGCGATGCTTGCTAATCTCATATTTCTTTTTATTTATCGGTCTTACATCCGGCACCCGCATTCCCTCCCTGATTTCCTTCTTATACTTTTGAATTTCCTATTGACTGCTGCCTTCGGCTTTTACAAACTTTCCCTTGCTTTGCTGCTTCCTGGCTTATATCCTCCGCACCATTTTCTTGCGCATTTCCCATCGCAATCTCCACAGTATTTATTCGCACACGGTACATCTGCTACCGCATCCATGTCACGAAGGATTTCTCTGATCACTTCATCTATACTGCCTGCTGCCATCTGTCACACCTCCTTTAATCTTTCCTTTGCAATTATTTGACAGCCGCATACATCACAATCAAATGCATCATATTGTTTTGGTTCCCCATTACCGTTGAGGGCACCTTGCACACCTCCGCTCAGCAGTCTATCCTTAACTACATATTTATTTTCTTTTTTAGGTATAAACTTATTTCCACATACTTTGCACTCTACCTTTCTTAATAATGTTTCATCCATTCCTGGTATAATTAATTTTCTTTCCCTTTTTTTCCATTCACTCATATTTTTCTCCTTACTTATCCCCGCAAAATTCCATCTACTATATTTTTACAATTTCCGGAATTCTACTGTTACTTTTATTCCCCCACAAACTTTTACCTTTTCTTCCCGCATGTCGCAAAGTGCGGTACATATCCTAACAGATTCCCTTCCCTGCCATATACCCGGTCTGCAGATACCACTTCCCCGTTCACCGTCACAATCCTCTCTGACCCTTTCCCATCTTCCGGTATCCTGTAACAAATCAACTCCGGATCACAAGGCATATTCCTCCCTGCTTTTGTCTGTATCCATATGATCTTTCGTCCACAATACCTGCAGACCGAAAGCCTTCTTGATGATGTAATCTTCATATCTTTTTTACCTCCATATCCATTATCCTTTCCCATCCTGCTGCCTGTCCCCTGCATTTGCGTAATACCAGTCTGTCAGCACTTCTATCCCTAAGATGCAGTAACCCTCTTTCAACCCTGTATGCCCCTCCAGGATGAATGTGATCTCTGCCCTGACGGCGCGTTCCGTGTATTTCCC